CAATGAACGCAGAAATAATCACAACACTAAAAGATGACAATGAGTATTACAATGGTGTTGGTCGCAACTACCTTTCAAACTCAGATATTGGAATATTATTAAGAAACCCAAAAATGTTTGGAGTTCCTACCGAAAAAACATTAGCAATGTTGCAAGGTAATTACTTCCATACTGCTTGCTTAGAGCCTCACAAATTAAAAGATTTTCCTTTGGTTGATGCTTCTACTCGTACTACTAATTTGTACAAAGATGCTTGCAAGGATAGAGGTATGGATTTCATGCTATTGACCAAGGAAGCAGAAGAAGTTGATTACATGGTTAAAGCACTTAGAAACAACCGAGATTTGTCAAGATTAGTTTGGGATAACGGTTGTAAGTATGAAACACCTGGAATCGGTGAAATCATGGGATTACCATTTAAAGGGAAGGCTGATATTATTAATGGTGATACTATTTATGACCTAAAAACTACCACTTCATTAGATGACTTTAAATTTAGTGCTAAGAAGTATAATTACGATTCACAAGCTGCAATCTATCAACAACTATTTGGCAAGAAAATGGCATTTATTGTTATTGAAAAAGGTAGCAATCGTTTAGGCTTCTTTCAATGCTCAGATGAGTTTTTGGAAGCTGGGTGGAATAAGGTTGCAAAAGGAGTTGAGATTTATAATAACTTCTTTGGGGTGAACTCTTACTTAGATGTCAATCAATATTACATTAATTCTTATCTATTTTAATCATGAACACACAACAAGAAATTAAACGAAACGCACAAGGTATCATAATCAATGATTTAGGAATTACTTATAATCAATATGGTCAAAACCTTTTAAAACAACTCAACTTAAACTATCGTAAACTCAATGGCGAAGCACCTAACACAACACGAACAAGCACTAAAAGACAATCGGGCAATCGTAACCAAAATGTTGGAAGAATATGAAGAAGCAAAGAATATTCCTAATGTTAATCCTGTTAGCATTATTGCCAACAACTATTTTGTTATGGAATTTAAACTTTCCGATGACGAACACGCAAATAATCTCGGAATATGAGCCAAACGAAAACTTTGGTATAGTTGTGGATGAGTTTAAATGGGAAGGTAAGTTACAACCAGGGAGATATACAAAAAATGGAGTTTTAATTATTAAACAACACAAGTGAAATGAAAATAGCGATAGATTCAATTTTCAAAACCAATGATAGGGTTTATCACCATCATTACGGATGGGGAATAATTAAGGACATTCATTACGGGGTAAATAAAAGAATTTTAATTGAATTTGATGATACACCTAATTTAGTTATAGAAATGTTTAATGAAAAGCCTGTTTTATCATTTACTGAATATAAATTAGTTGGCTTCTCGCAAGAGCGTCCCGAAGAATTACCTAAGAAGGGTGATATTGTTTGGGTAAGAAAGGAGTTCCCAAGTGAATGGACAATAGGGCATTTTCTTGATAAAATCGGCAATGAATATTGTGTTTGTCTTAGCCCAAATTGTGGTGGAGCGACACATTCAGGAATTGAAATCAGAACAACTAACCCGCACGAAAATGAAAACTAAACTACTTATCCTCACAATAGCATTATCCTCTTGCCAAGCAACAGAGATACCAAAACCAATAAGTGTTGAGAAGCTGACAAAAGTTTATTCAATACAAGTTCAGCAGAACGGAAATACTTGGAATCTACAATACTTACCGAATATATCTAATGGCAAATAATATGAAACTATATACAGATTAACATCAGATGATATTCTTGATTCATTAACACCCATCGAACTACCAAGTGAGGAGGAGATAAAAAATGAAGCTAAAAAGTACACTGAAAGCACCCCAGATAATGACCCTATAAGAATTATGACATTTATACAATCTGCTAAATGGGTAATAGAACAAATTAAACAACAAGGCAAATGAATAAAAAAGATATTAAAGCCACATTGATAATGACATTTTACATTTTATGTGGCATTTTTTGTGGATATGAATTAGAAAAATTTTATCCTCATTCGCATAATGATAATGTAATCTATGTACTTGGTTTCATTCTTGGCATTTGTATGCTTAGTCTGACACTTATAATTTGGAGTTTTATTAGATTGAATATTAAAGATTAAACATCAAGACAATGGCAGACATAACTAAATGTAATGGCGAAGGATGTTCTATCAAAGAATCTTGCCATCGGTTCACAGTTAAAGCAAATGAATACTACCAATCATATTTTGCAGAACCACCAATTAATGATGGCAAATGCGAAATGTATTGGGGTGAAAATGCACAATTTATTTGGGATACTTTAAAAGATATATGCAATGGCAAATAAACCGCACACAATTGAAAGTTTAGCGTTAATAAATTGCAAACCTATGTCAGTTTTTTACACGCATAAAAAAGATAAAGACATTACTGCGTTGGCTTCTTATTACAATAAGAAAGTATATACCGAAAGGTTAATAGTTATTGGTGGGACAAAAGATGAGCCAAAAGCAAATACATTAACAAAGGTTACAATATTAAATTAAACAACAAGACAATGGAAAATAAACAAACGGCAGTTGAATGGTTAATAGATGAATTAACTCGACTTGGGCATAATTTTAAATTATATTCAAAAGAAATTAATCAAGCCAAAGCAATGGAGAAAAAGCAGATAAAAAATGCTTTTAATGAAGGTCAAAATAATTCATTGGATTATTTTATTCCAAACAATAAAATGTCTGAATCAGAACAATACTACGAAGAAACTTATGGCAAATAGAAAAGCAACAATCACACAAGACCATTTGTATTGTCCAAGTTGTAAGCAAGATTACTCCAAGACTAATGTTATAGAACGATTTGATAGAGCTGGGAATATATCACATTTGATTTTTCCTTGCGATTGCAAAAGAAAGTTATGCTTACGATTAATGGTAAATGGTTGGTTTAAGATTTATGATATAACCGAAATAAACGAAAGAAAGAATAGACATGATAGAGAGCAAAGAAGAAAAAATAAAATCATAACGCATGGAACAATCAAAGCAAGATGAATACTACCAAATGGCAATTGATTGGGTTAATGATTTCTTAGAAACCAATGAGCCAATGATTGACTTTATTTGTTTTGATAATCAGGTAATCACAAACTCTCACAATACATTACAAGTTTGGGTTGCAAGATTAGAATTATCTAAGAATCGTGAAAAACACGCATCGTTTATTAGAATTAAAAAATTTAAAGATTGGTATAATGAACAAAATAAATAAAGAATTAGCGACTGTTTACTCTGAAAACAATATGCACTTTGTTATGATTGATGGTGGTATAAAAATACCAAATATTGTTAAGACAGTAGTAATTGATGATTGCTCAAATGAATTTGCTATTGTAGAGATAACACTTAGGTGTAATATTGTTTCTAATAAAGAGGATGCACTTAAAATTTATAACGAACAACACAATGAAAACTAAACAATTAGGATTAGGTGATTTCTTTCAAGAATTATTAGGCAAGTTTCACTACGCAATTAAAGACCAGGAATTATTGGATTCACTTAATGAAACTAAATTAAGTGGAACAGAAGGATTAGAATTAATTTATCATATTGATAAGAGGATTAATCTACCAAACTTGCCACAAGTTAATGCACAAGATATTCTTAAAGAGGTAAATTTAAAAGAGGAACAATTTGAGAAGTTTTGGTCAATGTATGACAAGAAAGTTGGCACAAAGGATGCAAAAGCAAAGTTTTTAAAGCTATCGCAGAAAGATATTGATAAAATATTTACTACCTTGCCACACTATTTAAAATCAACCCCTGATGTTAAGTTCAGAAAACACCCTGTTACTTACTTAAATCAGCGAACTTGGGAAGATGAAGGTTATATCCAGCAATCACAACAAGTAATTAATAGACCCAACAATGCTTTTAAGTTTTAGTAACTGATTAACAACACACACTATGAAACAAGATAAGATTGCATTTACCGATTTAGATGCTGAACGAGAAGTTTTGGCACTCTTAATGAATCACCCTAATTACACAAAGGACATTCAAAAGATTATCACTCCCGATGTGTTTCATTTTGGCACAACAAAGAATGTTTATTTGACTTGTGTTGAATTATTTTCTGAAAAAGGTACATTTACCCAATCCGACATTATTATTCGCTTAAAATCAAAAGGAAGTAATGATTGGGTAGATGTAATGATGGCTTCTACCACAAGAACACCATTAAATGCCCAAGAGGTAATTCTATACTTAGCAGAATTAAAGGGAAAAAGAGATTTATTAGCCCTTAGTCGTGAGGTAAATAACTCATTGGTAAATGGGGAAGATTATTTTACAATAGTTGATAAGATTAACAATGTTACATCAAATGAATTAGTTCAAACTGATACTAATGAAGTATTGGACATGAAGTCTGCATTAAGTGATGCAATCAACAACATTGGAGATGTGATGACTAATGGTAGCCTATCAGGAGTTCCGACAGGATACAATATCTTGGATAATGTTACAGGTGGTTGGTTAAAAGGCAATGTTATCTTGTTTGCAGCAAGACCAGGACAAGGCAAAACTATTTGCTTGCTTGAACACTCTCGTTGTGCAGGAGAAATGAATAAGAAGGTATTACTCTTATCGTTAGAGATGCCTGTTGTGTCATTGGTTTACCGAATGATTAGTGGTCAATTAGATGATTCAACACCATACTCTAAGATTAAAACAGGTCGTATAGACATTAACCAATTTAACAATATTCAGAAAGAGGCAGTTACTAAGTTAGAAAAGCTACCAATTACATGGTACGATGGTGCTAACCGAGATATTAATTACCTATCCACTTTAATACAAAAGATTGTACGAGAAAAGAATATTGATATGGTGGTAGTTGATTATTTACAACTAATCACAGACAATTCTATTCGTTCGAATGATGAAACGGCAGTTGTGGGTTCAGTATCTAAGAAGATTCAGCAATTAGCTAAGAAATTGAATATTCCATTCTTGTGTGCAGCACAATTAAACAGACAATCGGAAGGTAGAACATCACACCGACCCAAGTTATCTGATTTGCGTTCCTCGGGTCAGATAGAGCAGGATGCTTCGGTTGTTATTGGTTTATATCGGGATGATTATTATAAATACGAGAAAGCAAAAGAAGAAGGCAACCCTAATGTAGTTTATGATAATGTCATTGAGTATATATTCATGAAGAACCGAGATGGGGACACAAGAACTGCCGATTTATACATAGATGTGGCAACAAGTAAGATTAGAGAAACTAATCCCTCTTACACATCACCAGGATTTTAGTTTGATTTTCATAGTGTGATTGTAGAATACCCATTGACTTTGTTGGTGGGTATTTTTCTTATAAAAAGCAAAAGTCGGAGAGATTCCCCGACCTTGCTAATCAAACCACAACACCCAATGAAACACGATGAACGCATTACAAAGGTATTAATATTTGGGTATAATACTATTATTTAGAAAATAGATTTCCCTTGCCTTTATTGCATCGCTTATGTCTTCAAAATATCCTAAATCAATTCTTTTATTATTTATTTGAGCCCTTGAATACCATTTATTATTTTTTCTTATTATCCCAACATGATTTTTTTTGCTCAAAAACTTATGAATATTATTTTCTAATACAGATACCCACTCTAAATTATCGAGATTATTATTTTGCCTATTCTTATCCTTATGATTACAAACTAAGTCTTTTTGCTCTCCCAAAAATGAAGATAAAACAATTCTATGTACTTTAAATTTTTGCTGGATTTTGTTTTTAGTTAAGCAAATGTATTTATACCCATGCTTATCCAATTGTTGCTTCATAATAAATTTAGAATTTCTAATGTTTCCATAATTAGAAACTTCATATAATTCTTCAAACCCAAATACTTTAACCCATTTTTCCATAATAAAAAAAGCATTGGATTTCAGGGTTGCAGCCTTACTTTCCAATGCCAATATCTTTTAGTTTTAAACTCTGCAACAGTTTTAACTAAAACAAATTTCTACAATTTCTTTGTCAAATCAAAATAGTAATCTGCGTGTGAAATCTCTCCACTAAATTTGCTGATAGTTTGAATTGAATACCCTGAATAGCAATCACCAAAGTTATGTTGCACCCAAGCTGATGGAGGTGCAAAACTCATAAAATTACGATAATCAAACTTCTTAGTCCTTGAATACCCTACTCTATGTAAATCACCTTTCTCCAAGTGTATAAACTTTGTATTAATGTTATAATGGTCTATATAGTCATTAATAAATGATATTGCTTTATCGTTTAACTCGTATGGCAAACCTTTAAACATATACTGAGAATCTTTACCATGAGTTAGGATAAATGTATGGTCGCCATATTGGAAGTGTTCCATGAACTTATTAAGTATATAAAAATTGACATCTGATTGCTCATAAGTTCTATCAAGAATCATTTTGATAGTCATATTGGCGATTGATGCAAAACTCCCTGAGTGATTATCATTAGCTACATTTCTAATTGTTACCTCATTAGCTATACCAGCCCTGATGCAATTCTCAATCAATGTTAGTTTACCTTCAACAAATACCTTAAAAGCCTCCTCATTAGTCATATTTTGCTCTAACTTATGACCTCCACGAGTAGTTTGCCCATTCCATCCATCTAATCCATCACCAAGGTCATCAATTACAAGCAAATCAAACCTTCCATTAGATTCATATTCCTTTAATATAGAATTAAATACTTTATCAATGTTTGATTTGAATATTTCTTCATTGTACTCATAGGCAAATATTGATTTATTGTCAGGATTAGGGTTTAACCCAATGTGCATATCCGATAATGTAGCCTTAATTGCTTTTGGGGAATCTAACTTGACTTTTTCAATAGTTCTTAATTTATCAGGATTGTAAGATTCTACAATTCTTTTAACTGCTTCTAAGTAGCCATCGGATTCATCTTTATCTAACCTAACTGCAACCGAATATTCCTTAGTCTTATCCCAATAAAGAGTAACATCGTTAATATCTATTCCTCTTTCTTCACAATGTTTTGCTAACCCTTGATGCTCATTTTCTTTGTCTAATCTTCGTTCATATCTTGGCATTGAACGACTAATAGTTTCAAAGGCATAATCAGTCCCCTCTACTGCTCTCCTTGATGCCTCTCTCTTACTTACTCCGAGTTCACGAGTAATTCTGATAGCTTCAAGAACTACTTGCTTAAATCCTTTCTTTTCCATTGTTTAGATTATTTCCAAATAAGTCGGAAGTATAAATACAAACCGATTATAAGAGTTTCGATTAAGATTGTTGTGATAGCCCAAGTGGGAACTTTGTATTTGATTACATCTCTATTGGTGTACAAAATATTAGTACTCTTTTGACCTTGATATATTGCCGAATAAAATTGTCTAATAGAATCAATATCAATAGTAGCCTGTATTTTGCCTTGTACCGAACGAATTATTACCTTCCCTTGTGGTAGGTTGGATTTGTAATAAAAGTCCTTTAAACGCAAAGAATCGCATGGATTCTCAATCGTTAAAGTATCGTGTACTGCACGAAAGATTTCTACATTGTTAGTAATGTGAATTGTGTCCGTTTTGATTACCTCTTTGATTGAAGTAATACTCTTTTGTGGCTTACACGAACCGAGTGAGATTAGTGTAAAGATTAAGATTCGTTTCATTGAGTTTGTGTTTATGAGAAGTAGAGTTTAGCTTCTTCTTCTCTGCGTTTTGCTAATCCTGGAATAACTCTACCTCCACCACGATTCCACTTCTTAAACTCATCAGCAATCTTAGGATTAAATGGATTTCCATTAACTAATCTAAGTAGTGTTGAGTTTTTTAAAGCCGTTGTGCCACAATTATAAGCAAATGACACCAAAGCATCGAATTGATGTTGGCTAATGTCATCTCTACAATAAGAATCAACTGCTTTTTCGTATGAAACCAAAAGAGCCAACAACAATGTTGTGGCTTCTTCTTCGGTTATTGGTGGGTCGGTAAGTTTAACTTTATGCCCATCTTCGTAGTAAGTGCTTCCAAAACCTATCGTAGGCACGGAAGAAGGGCACAAATATGGCTTAGATTTAAAGCCTTCGTATTTTTTAATTAGATTTAGTCCTAACTGACTTACTTTTGTGATTTTCATCAAGTCCAAGTTTGTGTTTTAAGTCTGAATTTTCGGTGCGTAAGCTATGTACTTCTTGTGTCAAAGCATCAACCTTGTCGCTCAACTCCTTAACTTTATCCGACATTTCTTGTGCCATTTCTCTCCATATTTTGATAGCCTCCTGAGTATTGGTAATTTCACTTCCTTGAACCTCTACATTCTCCTTCTTACGACCAAATAACCAAGTAACAAAAGCACCAATAGCACCTGTGATTGAGGGTACAACTATATCATCAAAATTCATTATTGAGCAGGATTTACCCACGGAAGTGGAAGTACAACAATAGGTGGATTCTTTTGAGTTTCAATGTCAGCTAATAGTGCCGAATCAATTGAAGCTACATCAAGCCCAGCTTCTAACCAAGATTCTACTTGTGGAATAGTTAAATCGGGATAGGCAGTAAAATCAGTTGAACTTGGAGTTTGACAAGCCATTGCACCATAAGATTCGGAAATGTATTGCCCATCAGTTGCATTTCTTCTCCAATGCACACATGACACAACATCTTGCAATCCTTCTTCTTGGGGTTTTGTGTCTAATTGCACAATAATCCACTTAAATTCTACTGCCATATCCTATTATAGTTCTATTTCTTCTACTTTTTTAAATTCAATACCACTAACCCAACCCGATAAGAAGGGGTAGTCAGATAATCCTTCGGGATTAATAACTTGAATAGGAGTAAAATCAATTTCAGATAAAAGTAAATCTTTTAATTGTTGATTTAACTTTTTAACACCTTCCTTATTAAAGTTGTACTCCCCTTTTTCGTTTAGCAAAAGGTTTCCATCTTTATCTACGGAAGCATTGTCTAATCTTAATTCCTCTTTCTTCTCGTTGAACTCATCTAATAAAGGCTGGATTCTTTCTCCAATCTTAACTAATTTCTTTTGACCTTTTGTCTTTCCTTCTCCAACCGAAGCATTTAAGAATTGAACAAGTGTCAATAATTGTGCATTTGTTTTCATTTTTTTTGGATGTTTATGTTTTTGAATGAGCAAATATAATAATATTTATGAATTATGTTGCACTTGATGCTCTTTTAACAAATCCATTAGCATCAACATATAAATCTCCAATTATTAAATCGGCAGTTCCTAAATCACCAACATTTAATTTATTTGAAACTTTTACACGATTTGATTGAATTAATAAGGTTGCATCAC